CATTGATTCTTGGTGATAATATTTTCTACGGAAATGATTTGATCAATCGCTTCAACTCAGCAACTTGGAATAATTCAGGATGCACATTGTTTGCCTATCATGTTGCTGATCCAGAAAGATTTGGTGTGATTGAAGTTAATGATGATGGCGATATTATAGGAATCATTGAGAAACCAAAAGTTCCACCAAGCAATTATGCAGTTACTGGGCTTTACTTTTATGATAATAAAGTAGTAGACTATGCATGGCAGATCGCCCCTTCAGGAAGAGGCGAGTTGGAAATTACAGATATTAATAATTTATATTTGAAGAATCACGATGTAAAGGTTGAATATCTCAATCGTGGTATTGCTTGGATTGATACTGGTACGTTTGAGTCTCTTTCTGAAGCATCGGTATTCGTAGGGTCCGTTCAGCGTCGTACTGGTATGATGATTGCATGTCCTGAAGAGATTGCGTTTAAGAATGCATGGATCACTGAAGACCAAGTTGCTGCTTCTGCCAATAAGTATAAAAAGTCAGATTACGGTCAATACTTGTTTAAGATTCTACATCAAAATGAATATATTAGTCGTCGGTAGAGGTTGGGTCGGACATAAAGTTTTCACGGAGTTGGTTATCCGTGGACATGTTGTCAAATATGTCCCCCACACATATAACATAGAAAAGGCTGGCATCAAACACGATTGGGTGATCAATTGTGCTGGCTTCACAGGCAAACCAAATGTTGATGCTTGTGAGAAAGAAAAGAAAAAGACAATTGATGCAAATGCAATTTATCCTGTACTCTTGTATGAACAATGCAAAAGAATGGGAATTAAATTTGCTCATTTTTCGAGCGGTTGCATTTATAAAGGGACAATAGATACTGAGAGAGCAGAGCCAAACTATTTTGGCAGCATATACTCAGTTAGCAAAGGAATTTCTGATAGTTATTTGATTGACAAAGCAGTTGTTTTTAGAGTTCGTATGCCATTTACAAGCGCATATGAAGATAAAAATCTGCTGACAAAGTTGACTAGATACGCTAATTCAGGTAAACTAGTAGAAGGTGGACCAAATTCGATTAGTGATTTAGACGAAGCAATTAGTGTTGCTTGTAACATTATTGAGCGAGATCTTGGTCGCGGAGCATACAATCTTGTAAATCGTGGTACTGTCACGACTCATGAGATTGCTGAGATGTTGGGGCTTGAACCTCAATGGTATACTCCAGAAGAGTTTAGAGCAGTAACTGCTGCTGATCGATCGAATTGTGTTATCCCAAGTTACTCAGGAATGAGTGATGTTAAGGAAGCATTGGCTAAACGTATTGAAACATTTAGAGGACTATATGACTGGATCTGATGTAAAGACAATGATTGAAGAATTGGTTGCTGCTGTTGGCACACCGAAGTATGCCTATAACTGCAAGCAATTCAATCCTGAGAAAGATACGGTATTTTATTCTGGTCCTTATTGGGATGAGAAAGAAGTCATTGCTGGTGTCACTGCATTCCTGACAGGCAAGTGGCTTGTCTCTGGCGAAAACGTTGCCAAGTTCCAGTGGGCGTTTGGTCACAAATTCAATGTCAAGCACTGTCACATGGTCAACTCTGGTTCATCAGCCAACTTGACAATGGTTGCTGCTCTCAAGAAGCACTTGGGTTGGAAAGATGGTGATCAAGTTATCGTTTCACCAGTAGGCTTCCCGACAACAATTGCTCCGTTGGTCCAGAATGGATTGACTCCAGTGTTCGTTGATATTGAAATGAAGACTCTCAACTTTGATCTTGATCAAGTTGAAAAGTGGATCAATGAAAAGACTGTTGCTATTTTCGTATCACCTGTTCTTGGTAATCCGCCAGATATGGACCGCATCAAGAAGATGTGCGATGATCATGGCATTCGTTTGATTGGTGACAACTGTGATTCACTCGGCACAAAGTGGGATGGCAAACTGCTGACGGATTATTACTATGCGTGGACAACATCTTTCTATCCTGCTCACCACATTTCGACAGGCGAAGGCGGCATGGTTTGCTCAAACGACGAGCAACTCATCAACACTGCTCGCAGCATTAGCTGGTGGGGTCGTGATTGCCGTTGCGTTGGTGCTGCTAATCTATTGGCTTGTGGAACATGTGGTAATCGCTTTGATAAATGGCTTGAAGGATATAATGGAATAATTGATCACAAGTATCTCTTCACAAACATGGGATATAATCTCAAGCCACTAGATCTTCAGGGTGCTATCGGTATTGAGCAATTGAAGAAAATCGATGAGATTGATGTGAAGCGTCGTGTGAACTTTGCTCGTATCAAGCATCTCTTTGAGAAGTATATTCCTGGTGTTCGTGTTGCTGAGAATCTTTTGCTTGCTGACCCTTCTTGGTTCGGTGTTCCTTTGATCACTGATACACCTGAACTTAAAGAAAAACTTCAGGCATTCTGTGAAGCAAATCGTATTCAGACTCGCAACTACTTTGCTGGAAATATTTTGTTGCATCCTGGCTACAAGCATCTTGACGATGCTTCAAAGTATCCAAATGCTAATAAGGCATTGAGTAACGTATTCTTCGTCGGTTGCCCACCGCATTACGGTGAAGATGTATTTGCTTACTATGAGAGTGTAATGTCAAAATGGCTTTCGTAAATGTTTTCGGAGGATATGGGTTTGTCGGAAGCGAGTATTGCCGAGCCTCGAAAGACGGTCTCATCAAAAATTTCCGAAACAACTACGAAGTGCGCAGCGCGCATTGCACTTACTTTATTAGCACTGTTGACAATTATAATGTACAGTTCAATAACTTATTGGATATTGATACTAACCTCGTTGTTTTGATGAAGGTTCTGGATAATTATCGAAAATATGTTGGACGAACTGGAGAAAAGGGCTGTTTTAATTTCATCAGTTCTTGGTTTGTTTATGGTAAAGATTCTGGTTTCGGTGAGGGTTCTCGAGGCATTCCCGAAACTGATTCTTGCGATCCAAAAGGATTTTATTCAATTACAAAACGATGCGCCGAGCAGTTGCTCATGTCATACTGTGAGACGTTTAATCTAAACTATCGCATCTTGAGGCTGGCTAATGTCCTTGGTAAAGAAGATAAAAAAGTATCTGCGAAGAAAAACGCACTCCAATACTTATTGGGTGAACTCAAAGCCAACCGACCAGTCGACCTCTATGACTCTGGTTATTTTTATCGTGATTATATTGACGTTAGGGATTGCGCTCGAGCAATCGATCTTTGTGTACGAACTGGCGAGCAAAATAGCATCTACAATATCGGGAACGGTAAAGGAATAATCTTCCGAGACGTTATTCGTTATGCTCGTGATGCAATGGATTCTGGCTCTGAAATTCGCACAATTGAGCAGAAAGAATTTCACAAGAAGGTTCAGTCGTCTCGCTCTTTCTTCATGGATAACACAAAACTCAGAGAACTTGGGTATCGACCGCAGCATTCGATCAACGAAACTATCGACGATATCATACACAACACATTAACGAATAAAAATAACTAAATAACATAGTAATCCCACAGTGTGGAACGACTATGTTGAGATTTAATCTTTTTGTTGAGTCAATTTTAGTTGAAGCCAAAGTCGATGCTCCTGGAATTCTCCACATCGAGCATCCATCAGACCGAACATTCGATGGTCATGAAGAAGCACACCACGCAGTCAATACTCTAAAGGGAGTCGCTCTCGGCAGAACTCCTGTAACTCGTAAAATTGACGATAAAATGTCGTTTCAGGTCAAGCGCGAGCGTGATGGTCGCGTTGGAGTCAAATACAAGGGCACAGGATCCAATTATAACTATTCTGAAGCTGATATTGACAAACAGCATGGACATAAACCATATCTTGTGGGTCCATTAAAAGCCGTTTTAGCCCACGGTCACAAGGTTTTACCTAAAAAGTCGGGCGAATATCAGGGTGGATTCATGTCGACACCTGATACTCGTGAAGAAAAAGGCGATAGCATCAGCCATACGCCAAACACTCTCACATATTCAGTTAAAAAAGGTTCACCAGAAGGCAAAAAACTTGCTGATTCAAAGGTGAGTATGACAATTCACTCAAAATTAGTTGGTCCGAAGAAAAAAGCAACGCCAATTACCGATCAATCATCATTTGGTTCACACCCAGACGTTCATCTAGTTGATCATACTGTATCAAAAAGTGAACAAAAGCTGTCACCAAAGGATAAAAAAGCAGTTTTAACTCATGTCACAGCCGCTTCGAAGCTCTTAAAAGATCATTCATATGATCATTTAAGTGGTCACAGTGAAACTTTGCGTCGTTATGTGAATTCAACCGTTGATTCTGGTGAAAAACCGAATGTCAAAGGGTATAAAGCCAGCCTAAGCAATCGCTGGCAGAAAGAAATTGATAAGGTTAAGACTGAAAAGGCTAAAAATGTCAAATCAGCCGCTAAAGATGCCGCACTTGCTCATGTTGACAAGAATTCAGAGCATTTTCAGCGATCATTCGACATTCATCATCACGTTCAACAAGCAACTAACACTCTCGCAAGAAGTTTAAATAGTACTGCGCATGGTGGATACATTCATCACATTGGTGAAAAAGAGTCTGGTCCAGAAGGCTTTGTCGCAAACGGATTGAAAGTTGTTGATAGAGAAGAATTCAGTAAAGCAAATCGCGCCAGAGGCGCATTATTAAAGGCGAAACAATGAGTCACGCAGTCATTGCATGGGGAAGATTTAATCCTCCAACTGAAGAAGGTCATGGAAAACTTGTAAAAGCTGTTCAAGATCATGCTGAGAAAGTTGGTGGTCAACATTATATCTTTCCAACACACACGCAAGATAAAAAGAAAAATCCAATGACTCATGAAGAGAAAGTTGGAGCAATGCGTAAACTTTTTCCTGGATCAAATGTTGCTTCTCATGATAAAGTAAAGACGATTATGGATGCAATGAAGCATCTAGAAAAGAAAGGGCATAAGGAAGTAACCGTTGTTGCTGGATCTGATCGTGTCGATGAATATCACAAATTATTAAATAATTATCGACCAAAAGAATTTCCAAAAATTAAAAAAGTAAATGTTGTTTCAGCAGGGCATCGTGATCCAGATGCAGAAGGAGCAGAAGGTATGTCTGCTTCTAAACTTCGTGGTCTAGTTTCTGCTGGAAAGAAAGACGAATTTGTTTCACATTATAGCGACAAGAAACTTGGCGCACATATACATGATAAGGTAAAAGCAGGTATGCAAATGGAATCAGTTTCACCAGTTGGTATTTTCTTACTTGGCGGTCCAGGCAGCGGAAAAGATTATGTTCTAAAGAATATCTTTTCTCGTTTTGACTTGACGGAAGTTCAGGCTGATCAAATTCTAAATGGTGCAGCTGCTGAACTTTATGAATCAAAGCAACACATTGTAATCAATGGTGCAAATGACGCTGATAAGATTGAAATGATTCAAAATGTTTTAGAAGGTTATACGTTTGATTTCGTGCACGTATCTGTGACAAATAAAGTCTCTCGTTTGCGCAATGAACAACGCGAACAACCTATTTCAGAAAATAAGAGAATTGAGAAGTTTTTAAAAGCAGAGGAACTCGCCAAAGACGTTGAAGCATTTATCTTCAACAACTCAATTAATCTAAACGAATCTTCAGAAATGGAGAAATTGTTCTTCGGTGCTCAGATTGAAAAACTTCTAGAGCGTGTTGTTGAACTTGGACTGCAATTGCATGTTCAACCAGAAGCAAAATCTTTCACTGTGATCAAAGAAAAGTATTTTCCACCAGTAGCAAAACACAAGTCAGGTTTACCAAAGAAGTATGTTGGTAAACTTTCTGATGCAACTGCTGCTGCTCGTAAGGCTCATTGGAAGAAGATGGGCAAGTTGTCAGACAAAGATCCAAGAGCATATGAACCAGCTCCTGGTGATAAAACATCAAAAACAAAACCAAGCAAGCATACTCTTGCAGTTCGTAAGATGATGGCAAATGAGGCTGAAGACTTGCCACCAAAACTACGTCGTGCACCAAGAAGTGGTAATATCACTCAGGTGATGGATAAGCGTCAAGAGACAGGTCGCGTTGATGAATCTGATTCTTCGTTGGCAGCAAAAGCCAAGAAGTCAGGTATTTCTGTAGGAACATTGCGTAAGGTTTACAAGCGTGGAGTTGCTGCTTGGAATTCTGGACATCGTCCAGGAACGACACCACAACAGTGGGGTCATGCTCGTGTAAATTCTTATATCAATAAGGGTAAGACCTATCACACTGCTGATAAAGATTTGCGTGAAGAAACAGAAAATTTAGATGAACTATTCGAGATGCAATTGGTTGGTACAGATGAATATCGTAAGCATGCCATTGCTATGACACCAGGACAAGGAGAAATTGAAGATGCTTTCGATGCTTTGGGAAAACCTAAAAAGATTATTAAAAAAGAATCCGCAGGAGAAGATTGTGAGTGCGGAGGAGATTGTGGCTGCAGCGAGACTGAGTCAGTACGAGAGGGAAGTGAACGAAATACTAGAAGTTTCGATTCCTTCAGAACCAAAGTTGAAGAAGCCAAAGAACAAAAAGAAGTCGACGTCACACCAACCCTCACGACGAAGAAGAAGAAAGGTCCGTTAGCCGCACCTAGAAACTTCGACGTGACGTTGCATGGATTACCAGTTGCTTCTCGCTTCACAGCATACGAAGAAAATGACCCAAAAAAAGATTTCATGCCAACACCTCGTCAAGTTCCACCACCTCCTGGTGGACATGATGTTCCAAAAGGATATAAGCGAGTTCGAGATAACATCGCTGGCTGGAAACTTGTAAAAGAAGAAGAACTAACTCTTGAGGAAGCAGTATCATATCACCTCGAGAATAAAATCTCTTTCACGGAAAACGTATTTCGTCCAGGATCAGAGATGTTCTTTGAGATGATCTCTGAAGCCAAGCGTCTTTATACCGAAGGCAAATATGAGCCAAAAGATAAATGGGAAAAGGATATGCTCGAATCAAACATCGGTGAAATTGCCGAGTTTGAGGGTCAGCAAGTTGTTCTAGATTATCCTATTGAGGAAGGTCTTGAAGAATGCTGGTCTGGATATACGCAACGTGGAATGAAGAAGAAGGGCGACAAGATGGTCCCTAACTGCGTTCCTGTGAATGAAGAAGACAAGACAAACGGAAAGGGTATCGGCAAGCCATGGCAAGAAGGCGGTGGTGGTGCTGTTTATGTTCGAGTGGGTGATGGAGTCCGTAAAATTAGTTTCAGCAAATCTGGAATGAAAAAGAAATACATGGATCCAGCTGCAACAAGATCATTTGTCGCTCGCCATCGTTGTTTGACAAATAAAGATAAGACCAGCGCATCCTATTGGGCATGCCGTTGGCCAAGATTCTTTAGCAATTCAGGCAAGACATGGTGGTAATGGTGGGAAATGGTTGATAAACCATACATTGACGAAAAACTAAATACTTGGACGTTCGTGCGCACATTCAAACACGATGTCTTGACTGAAGAATTAGTATGGCATCGCGACGAAAAAGGCAGATATATTGAGGTTTTAGAGGGTTCTGGTTGGGAAATACAATACGAAAATGGATTGCCAGAGAGATTATACAAAGGCGATCATTTTTTTATTCCAGCCAAAACATTTCATCGGATTAAAAGAGGATCAACTGACCTCGTATTAAAAATCGAGGAGTTTGAGGAATAAAAATGCCAGTAAAAGTTCCACCACTACTACACAAAATGTCAGCCAGTGCTCAAAAGGCATGGTACAAAAAACATGGTATGGAAATGCCAGCAAAAGAAAAGTCTGCTGCAACAGCAGGTAAGATGAAAGCACCAGAACCAAAGAAGGCAGCAGCTGCTGCTTCTGATAAACCAAAGACTGCTCGTGAGATTAGCATGGAGCGTCAAAAGGCATATTATGCTAAGGGTGGTCGTCAACCAATTGGTGCTGGTGGCAGTGGTGGTCACAGCTCAATGGCTGGTGTTGGTCAATCATCTGCAAAAGAAATCATCAAAGGCATCCGCGCTGGAGTAAATCCAAAGAGCCGTGGAATAGGTGAAGAAGTTTCACTTGAAGAAGGTAAGATGAAAGACATCGCCACAGGTCGTCAAGAAACAGAAAGATTAAAGGCTCAAGATGTCTTGGGTGGCAAAGTCAAAACAAGAACAGGAAATGAACCAAAAGGTAAACTCCCACTTGGTTTCAGATCAGCACGTAATCTCGCTCGCAAGGCAATGAAAGCAGGTACAACAGTAACAGAATCAACCACAGAGGTTAACAACATGTCGTATGGTAAGAAGCTCGCCAAATCAATCATGGCAAAACAATCAAAGCATCCAATTGCTCAACAAATGGGTGAAGCAGTAAAAGATGCAGCAGATGTCGGTGAGTACGATTATGAAGGCGACATGGCAAAGTCACAATTGCGTAGCATTTTAACTCACGCAAAGCGTCTTCATGACATGCTAGATGATCAAACAAATCTTCCTGAGTGGGTTCAAAGTAAAATTACTCTTGCACAAGACTATGTCCTCACTGCCGCTGATTATATGGAAGGTGAGATGAATGAGGGTTATGGTGGAAAATTTCCTAAAGAATGGCAAAAAGAAATGGAAAAAATTCCATCCACATCAACAGTAGTGCATAAAGACAAAACAGTTGTTACCACTAAAAAAGATGGTAAAGTTGTTGATGTAAAGACAACTAAAAATGAAGAAGTTGAGCAGGTATCTGAGAAAGCACCTCCAGGCGCAAAGTATGAGCGTATGGTCAAGCATATCAAGAAAGGATATGCAAAAGGTGGTTTGACTCCAAAAGAAAAGTCAATCGCTTACGCAACTGCTTGGAAGTCTTATAAGAAGAACGAAGAAGTAGAGCAGGTTGAAGAAAAGTATGAAAATAATCCTCTAGTACCACCAAGACCAAATAAGGCTGTTGGTTTAAAGCCATCTCAATTAGCAAAGAAACCTGCTATGGCTGCAGAAGCAGCAGAAGGATCAACTCCAACAACTCCAAAAGAAAAGTCACTCGCTGCGCATCACGGCGATAAGACCAAAATCACTTATGGTGATGTAATCAAGGCTCGCTTAAAGTCAGCCGCAGCAAAGAAGATGGGTAAATAATATGAAATATCAAGTACAAATCTCATACACAAATCCTTCTCACGAGCATGTCACATTGCGTCGTCGAGTTGAGACTGTAACTCGTTTGGTTGAAGCATCAACCGAAGGTGAAGCACTCAATCGTGCAGCAAATCAGCAACGTGCTCTTGGATTTAAAATTCAAGAAGCAAAGGTTGTGAAGCCAGCCTCGTTAAATGAAGGTTTCGACACCGATCCAAAAGACATCGCTGCATACTTGGTTGATCGTCATGGCAAAGGTAAGGTTACAATGGATCACATTGAAGCCTACGAAAGACGTCGTGATTCGCACAGACCAATCGAAAAGCACGAAGTCATGAAACATGTCAAGAAGATGAGCGAAGAAGTCGAGCAGATTGATGAACTCAAGAAATCAACACTTGCTTCTTATGTTAACAAAGCAGCAAATCAAGTGCGCGCAAAGTCGGGAATTGCTGCCAGTTTTGAAACACAAGGCACAAGAAAAAGAAATCCTGAAAATAAATCAGCATATATGGATGTAGCAAAAGATTTTAGACAAGGTGCTAAAAAACGTCTTACTGGTATTGAAAAAGCAACTGCTAAACTAGCCAAAGAAGAAATTGAAACAGTTGATGAGGCAGACGTAACTAAAGATCTTCGCACTTCAATGAAGATGATGGATCTTCGTCACGGTGTTGATGCTGATAAGCGTGACAAAGGTTACAAGATGTCAGCAACAGTTCGCGCTGCTCAAAAGAAATTTGACGCTCAATCAAAAGGTCAAGGTAAGATGCGCCCACAAGCTGGAACTCTTGCTGCTCTTAAGAAAGAAGCAGTTGAACCAGGCGAAACACGTGTGGTAAATAAGGCTGTTAAGACTTCGAAGAAAGCAACCAAAGCTGCAGAAAAAATGGTTTCTGCTGCAAAAGGTAAGTTAAATAAGATCAATGTCAAGCCTACAATGGATTTGACAGGTCAAGAAAAGTCTCAATCAAAGGCATAAACATATGTTGAAGTTCAGCGAATTTCTAAAAGAAGAAAATGAAGATGTTCTAGAAGTCGATGCTCGATATCTAGAGAATAATCGTGAAGCATTGAATAATGACTTGGATGTTCTTACAAAGAAACCATATCAAAATGCTCCGATTTTTCTAAATCAATTGCGCGGAACATTAGAGCGTTATGGAATGGTGCTCCCACAAGAAGCCACTCCAAACTTTCTAAATCTTTCTGCTGAATTGGTTTATTCTCTCGGTGAGACATCATATTTCTTGTATATCGTATTCGATACAGCAGATGACGGATTTGTTGACGGATATGCTCAAGTCGTCGATGAAGAAGAACTCAAAGATCTTGCAACAATGGATAAAGATGAAATGTTAAATCATGATCCAGTTGCAATGCGTCCATCAACTTGGTATGCAAAGAGAGATGACGACGCAGGAAACACTGACGAATATTAATATATGTTTGATGATTTGAATGAGTCAAATGTTTTGTTATATGCGGCTAAATGTTATGATAAGCCGAACTGTATACAGAGCGAGTTTGACGAAGATTATAAGAAGTTTCGATATATCAAGCGATTATTAAATCGTTATAGATTATCAGGTAAAATTAAAGAAGTATTATTAATTAATCATTTAATTTTAACGCAAAACGTTTTTGGTTTTGAAGCAAGCACAAGAATATTGTTTTTAAAAATTGATCGGAAAGATTGGCCAGCGCTGAAGACAATATTGATATTTACTTCAGCGATGCCAAATGTTGTTAGAGGTATACGTGGATACGATATAATCTCGAGTGATATACCGTTAGATTCGAATCTAGTCGAAATCTTGCGAAATATTGCAAAGAGAGGTTCGTAAAACCAGACATACTGATTATAATACAGAACGCAACAAAAGAAAAGTAAATGAAACGATTCTTAGAACAAATTGCAATGAGTGTTGGGGGTGGTGCAGTAGCAGGAATGCCAACTGCAAGTCCACCAGAGCAAACACCAGTTCCTCTTGGAATCACAACTGGAAAGAAAATGCTACGCAGAAAGCCACATGATTATTTCGGTGGCAAACCAGTATTTAAAGTTCGATCAGAAGATTATCATAAAGCAGTTCACGGTAAAAAATATCGTAAACATTATAAGACTTATGTTGGTGGTGAATTGGGCGAAGAAGTTCGTGAGTTCGCTGCGCAAAATCCAGATACACCTATTATTGTACAAGATGAAGTGACAGGTGCAATGTTTTATTTGAAGCACGGGAAGAAAAAATGAAAAAGATTGCTTTCTTACTTGCTTTGTCATTCACCCTAGTTGGGTGTGAAGATAGATATCGATATCCTTGTCAGGATCCAGAAAATAAAGATAATCCAGAATGTAATCGTCCACAATGCGAGACAGATGGATTCTGCTACGATCAATTAAATGGTATTGAGCAAGAAACAGTGGTTATTGAGCAAGCACCATGTAATAGTGAAACTGAATTAGTTAGTGAATCAACAGGAGAATAATCATGTTTAATGGTCAACGTTATACTGAATCGGAATTAATGGCTCGATTGAAGTTCACAGTCGGTCTTTCATTGGCATTTACTCTTACAGGAATCGTGTTTGTAGTTCTCTACTCATTGATTTTTGTCACGCAGCCAATGCAACAATCACCAAATGATGCAAAGTTCTTTGAGTTGATTACTCCAATTGCAACATTCCTAACTGGTATTCTATCAGGTATTATGCTTGGTAAGAGCGAAAAAGAAAATGCTCCACCAACACCAGAAGCACCAAAGGTTGAAGATACACTCCCAGAACCTGTAAAGGAAATGGTTGAAGAAGTCGAAGATCATATTGCTTGAGGATTAAGTTATGAGTTTGAAAGCACTTCAACAAAAGATCGGAGTGACAGCTGATGGCTCGTGGGGTCCAGGAACTCTACGTGCTGCTGCTGCATTCTATAAACTATCACCAGCAAGAGCAGCACACTTCTTTGGTCAAACTGCCCATGAAACTGGCGGATTCAAGGCATTCTCTGAAAATCTCAGTTATGGCGCAAAGGGTTTGATGGGAGTATTCAAGAAATATTTCCCAGATGCCGCAACCGCCGCCAAGTATGAGCGCAAACCAGAAGCCATTGCGAATCGTGTTTATGCGAATCGTATGGGTAACGGTCCAGAAAGTTCAGGTGATGGTTGGAAGTATCGCGGTCGTGGTGCTCTTCAATTAACAGGCAAAGATAACTATGCTGCGTTTGCGAAATACTGCAATCGTCCAGATGTAATGGCAAATCCTGATTTGGTTGCTACCGAACTAGCATTCGAATCAGCAATGTTTTTCTTCGAAAGAAACAAACTTTGGAGCATTTGCGATCAAGGAGTGACTGATGCTGCGATATTATCCGTTAGTAAGAAAGTTAATGGTGGTACACACGGCTTGGAAGATCGCAAGAATAAGACGAAAACGTACCACATGCAATTAAGTGCACCTGCAAAGGCAGCAGCACCAGTTGTAGAATCAAAAGGTATTGTTGTTCCACCACCAGCACAGTTGGCTGCAGTCACTAAACCAGTTACTGCAATCACTTCTGTTTCACCAGAAATGCAGTTGTCGCAACACTTTAATCTAAAAGAGTTCACCAAATCAGAAACAGCAACTCGTAAGAGAATTGATAACACGCCTAATTTGGAACACGCAAATAATCTTAAAATGGTTTGCGAAAATATTCTAGAACCAGTGCGCAAACATTTTGGTAAGCCTGTTCGCATTAATTCTGGATATCGTGGACCTGCTCTAAATAAAGCAGTGGGTGGATCTGCAAAGTCGCAGCATTGCAACGGCGAAGCAGTTGACTTTGAGATTGATGGATTACCAAATCCAGATTTGGCTAAATGGGTTGCTGATAACTGCGATTTTGATCAAATCATTCTTGAATTCTATGATCCAAAAGAAGGTCCGAATTCTGGTTGGGTTCACGCAAGTTACAGCAAAGGCAAAAATAGAAAACAGAAACTCACGGCAGTCACTGTAAATGGTAAAACAGTATACAAGCCAGGTTTCGTATCATAAGAGAAAATAAATGAGCTGCGATACAGACAACAAATATAATCTAACAATGTGGCAAGGGTCTACATTTGGACTTGCTATCACAGTAAAAGATGCAAACAACGCAGTTCAAAATCTATCAAGTTATACTGCGCGCATGCAAATTCGTTCAAGTTACACCTCTGGTTCAGTAACTGAAACTCTAACTTCTGCAAATGGCGAAATCACAATCACTGCAGCAACAGGTAACGTCGCCCTTGAATTGGCTGCATCTAGAACTGCTAACATTACAGTTGATATGAGTAACGGTAAGCCACCAAAATCATCATATGTCTATGACTTAGAATTGATCGACGGTGCGGGCAAAGTTTCAAAACTTCTATACGGCGATGTCACGGTTTATGGTGAAGTCACAAGATTATGAGCCTAGAAAACCCAACAATAGTACAAGCAACAAGTAATACAGTCACTGTTGTACTAAATCCAACATTAAGTCAGATTGCTGTTGTTCAGCCGCAAACTGGCAGCACAATCGTTCGCGACTCAGTTATTCGTGGACCAGAGGGACCTTCGGGACCATCAGGTGCATTGACACCATGGAGTGTCAAAACTGCAGGTTATACTCTTGTAAACGGCGATCGTATTATTGCTGATACCAAAAATGGATCATTTAATATCACGCTACCAGCAAATCCTGATGGCGGATATTATGCTCAAATCACAGATGGCGATAGTTGGGCAAACAATAATCTAACAGTACTTCGTAATGGTTCAACAATCGAAGGATATAATCAAGATCTTTTATTAAATTATGGCGGAACTACAGTTGAATTCATTTTTAATGATTCACCTAACAAAAATACATGGGAAGTTACTGCCACATTGGGACCAAGAGGTCCACAAGGACCACAAGGTGCTCTTGCTGCATGGCAAATTAAAACTGCGAATTACACCGCTTCTGGTGGCGATAGATTGATTGCAAACACAATCACATCAAATGGTGCATTTACGATCACACTACCTCTTTCTCCTGCAAATGGTTCTCATGTTATTATTACAGATGGTGGAAATTGGAGTGCAAATAATCTAACAGTTAACCCAAATGGAGCAAGTATTGAAGGTGTATCAGAACCATTGCTTTTAAATCTAAAAGGCGTGACTGTCGAATTGATTTACAATCAAAGCACATGGGAAGTTACTGCTACCACAGGCGCACGTGGTCCAACTGGTCCATCTCAAAATTTGCAATCAATTAGTGGTAATGTTGTTCCATCAGAAGCATTGACTTATAATTTAGGTAGCCCAGAGAAACCATGGAAGAGTTTGTATGTTGGCAATAATACGATCTACTTTTATGATGGAATAACTCCAGGTGGGGTTGAATTTCGCATAAAAAGAAATGGTGGAACTAGCCCTCCATATATTGAAATTAAAGATACAGCCAGTGAAAATGGAACAATTAATACTGCAACAGTCACAAGCAGTAATGTTAATGTTTTTGCAAACAATAATTCTAAAGTTGAAACATTAAATATAAATTTTGTCAACACATCAACAATTTTGGTCAATGTTACTAGAGACGGTGCTAATGCTAACGTTGCATTAACCTCAGTGAGTGCGTTTGGTCCTCAAGGACCACAAGGTCCACAAGGACCACAGGGTGTTGCTGGTCCTCAAGGTCCACAAGGACCACAGGGTCCACAAGGACCGCAGGGACCACAAGGACCACAGGGTCCAGCTGGTTCTGGTATTGACATCATAGGAACTGTTGCAACTCCAGCCAATCTTCCTGGAAGTGCAAACGATGGCGATGCGTATATTGCAAATTCTAATGGTCATCTTTACATCTATGATACTGCAACTTCTTCTTGGATTGATGCTGGAAATATAGTTGGTCCTCAAGGACCACAAGGTCCAACTGGTCCACAAGGTCCACAAGGTCCACAGGGACCACAAGGAACAGTTGGTCCTCAAGGTCCGCAGGGTCCACAAGGACCATCTGGATCAGCAGGACCACAAGGTCCGACTGGATTAACTGGTGCAAGAGGACCACAAGGTCCACAAGGTCCACAGGGACCACAAGGACCAACAGGCGCAACTGGAGCATCAGGTCCATCTGGCGCATCTGTAACTGGTCCTCAAGGTCCACAAGGTCCAACTGGTCCATCTGGTGCAGCCAATGGTGCGTTGTATACCATCAGCGTTCAAAGCACTTCAACTGCAAATAGTGCAAATCTACGATTGACTGGATCAGATGCAACCACAGATGATGTTCAACTTCGTGGCAATACTCGAGTTGATAACATTGAAGTTTCGAATATTGACGCTAATACATTCGGAATCAAGTATAGAGAATTTGTTTATACAAAAGGTAATGTTAATGGAACTGTGACATTTAATCGTAATGATGGCGCAATTCAAATCGCAACATTAGTTGGTGCAACCACAATTTCTGCTCCAACAAATATGTCAATTGGTCAGAGTATGACTTTGATTCTAAAACAAGACTCCGTTGGAAGTCGAACAATCACACCATCAGCTTCCTTTAAATTTGCTTCTGGATTTAAAACATTCTCATCAGGTGCAAACAAAATTGACATGATGAATATCTTTTATGACGGAAGCATTTACTACGTCACATTAACAACTGATTATTCATAATGCCAAACTTTGGTGGATCAAGAGGTGGATTTTGGTTTCGACCGCCAAGTGTACCAACTGGCGCAGTTGATCGTTCTACATCATCTAAAAGAATTCTGATTGTAAAAGAGTATGGTGAGAAAACTTCTACATACCCTAATGGTAGGTTTTGGTATAAGGTCAAACATCCTGAAAGCATAGAACTAAAAAAATATCCATATGTTACTGTTCCAAATAGTAGTGATATTTACGCAAGCACTTTTTTAAAGCGAAACCCATATACAAATAAAGACGAAACTTTTGTTATTACTGATCAAGAATCAGGGAATGCTTTTGCCATAAAAACATGCGCAGAAGAATTGGGCTATACGGTAGACATTATCACCTGTCACAATTATGATTCATTATCAAATCTATCATCTCAATTAACCAATATTAATACATATTCTCAAATTTGGGATTTAAATTTTATTGAATTTTCAAACACTACTGCAAGAAACATTTATAAAACCTTTTTACAGGCTGGTGGTTCATTATT